CTCACGCTTTGCGTTGGAATTGAAACATTACTAGATAAATAGTTTGCCGTGAAATCAAAAGCCCATTTCATGGTGACAAACTGGTTAGACCCACCAATCACCACAGTCTTTAACTTCTTCAAAACTGAAGTGGCATTTTGAGCGCCCAAGTCAGAATGATTGGTGTAGTACATCAATCGGTAGGTTGAGGTGTAGTCCTGATAGTTCTCGTACTTACCTAAATACCCGTTCTTACCTATAACCAGGTCACCATTGCGCCGATATAGCAATGCGGTAGGTTCAATTGAATCCCAGACAGTTACCCTAAACGATCCATCCTGCAACTGCACTCGCGTATCAAAGCAATAGACTTGCTTGGTGGCTGGCAGGGTAAGCAAGTAGAACGCTTCCTTCTCAGAATAGACTGATTTGACGTTAGCAAGTGTTTCGCTTGCAAGTGATGCCATCAAGTCATTGCGGACATTTTTGGATAGATCACCTAGTGGCGCTGACTTCTCAATGATGGTCCTGGCAAACGATCTAACGCCAGAATTAGACAGGAAAAGGATATCCTTGCCCGTGCTCTGGACAGTGTCCCTAGCGGTGCAGCCGATACCGCCAACAGCGTCAGTAAGTGACATTGTTGATGGTGTTGTTGCATTCGCGTACACCAAGATTTGACGTTTACCAAAGATGATTAACGAACCGTTGTGCGTTGCCAAGCCGGTGATCTCATCGGCTCCATTAGTCCAAACCCTGTCAACATTCAAGGAGCCAGATGTTCCCGTTGACCATACATGACCAGACAACAAATCAGAAAAATAGACTGTGCTCTTTATGGATGCGGTATTAGCAACCCACAAACGTCCAAACGCTGAGATAACAATGTCTCCACTTGGGACCGTTCCAACATAACCAGTTTTTTCACTAACGCGCCTAAATGTCGTTGTGCTCACTGCTGGGTCATAGATCAATGGATCGTATCCCGTCTGAAAGAAGTAAGTGATGCCGTTAAGGGAGGCGCATGACCAGTTGTTAGCGGTAATCGTAGGCGCAGTGCCTCCACCGCCATACGTTAACTCGGTAACCGTGTTGGTGCTGCTTAACTTAAAGAGTTTGTTGTTGCCAGCAAATAGGACAGTAATCGTCCCATCAGGTTGTACTAACTCATGCACAACACCAACATCATTAGCGCCAAGGTTTGCTGATGCTGCATTGATCCTAGACCAGCCATTCCTAGCGCCAATCCGTCCGTACTGGTCAATCACGCAGTTAGTGGCAACCAAAGCAAACCCGCTAGACAAGTCCAGTGGAGAGTCTTGCGTGTTCAGCCCGTAGAAGCCTGGCGCTTGAACACTCGCAGTTTGCAATGCTTGGCTCATATCGCAACGAACTCCTGATTTTCAGGGTATCGAGTACCCTCTAGGGCAATGTAATCAGACAGCATCGACTTGTAGAGTTGGTATGCCTCAGAAGACGATAGACCGCCATCCTCACCACGCTCAACCAATGCCCTTGCGTATGCGTTCTGCGCCACTAGGAAATCAGGAACTAGGATTGATGTCGCGTCAGATGACAATGTTGCCTGCGGAATAGTCAGGGAGAAAATAACTGTGTATACGCCATCAGGACGCGAGTACAGGCTTACCTTAGTGTCTCCGTTAGAGTCAACACCATCAAATGCATAGTATTCTGGAATTCCAGTTGCAACTGGTACAAGGTTTTGAAATCGGTTCATCTGCACAAAACTGATGTTTTGCATTCCCACGTTTGACGTAGTGTTGATGGCATCCATCACCTGGAACTTCTGACCAGCACCAGTAAGGCTGTAGCTGTAGGTGTTTGCCGTAGTTGTCAAACTAATATTCTGTCCCAATACGTTCCAGCTAAACGCATCCTCAACCTGACGTTTTGCGTCATTGACAAACTTGCCAATCAAGGTGGAATAGGTAGTTTGGTTGTTGCTGGCTACGGTGGTTTCACGCAGCCGAATCAACACATCGTTAATCAGTTCTAAATAGGTCATGATCGTGTTAATCCTTCTTCTTCAAATGTCGCTATAAAACTGAATGTGCTTCCCGATTCAGTAGTTATTTTGATCTTGTCGCCTTCTTCTAAAACAATGTAGGCATTGCCATCAAACTGAAGATAGTTTTTTGATGTAAAGTTGTATTGAGTCAATATATCAAGCGTGGTGTTAGCACTAGAGTCAAACCATTGGACAGTAATATGCTTGGTAGAGCCACCTGTATTGTGTATATACATCACAGTAAATTTGGCGTAATAACCCGTAGGGCAGGTATAGACTGTGGTATCTACTGCCGCTGTAGGACTAACACCGACCGATAATGCTCTCATTTTGCCTTCGCCTTATTTCGTTCTGAAATAGACTTGGCTTTTACCTTTGCGTCAGCTTTTGAGGATGCACCCCAGGCTTTTAGCGAAAGAAGCAGTCTTGTCGGTTCGCCTTTCTTGTCGTACTCAGGGCCATCATTACCCGCCATACGCGCCAAGAAACTTGCTCTACGGGGATTGTCTCCCGACTTAACTGGTGCTTTTAGATCGCCACCAGTAGAAGCATTATAGGATGCCCTCCCCTTGGCATTCAATCCACCTTTGGGATTTTTACCCTCGGATCGTTGCCAAGCGGGAGTTTTCATCACTTACCTCGTTTTGCTTTTGTTGCCATGTTGGTGGCAGTGCGTTGGCCTCGAACTGGTGCATTCTTTGGTTTGCTAACAGCAACCATGATAGTCATGGGCATAGCTTTTTCCTTCATTGCTTTAGGCATCTTTGAATTGCCCATTTTTGGCGCTTTTCCGTACATGATATTAATCCTTAGTGATAGGCCCACCAGATTTCCACGCATCACAAGTACGGGCCGCTGCACAAGTGAATTGAAATAGGTCACAGTATCCCAGATTTGCAGCCTCAATAAACTGCTTGTCATAGGATAACTCTCCCTTGCCCTCATCCTTTTCCAGACCATCAGATATGCACTGCATCATCTTTGGAGTCTGAATAAACGCTGCACAATTACCGCAGCGCATTGACTTGATTGCAGATGTCGGAGCGTTGTACATCTTGGCCTTTTTTAGCCAAAATGCTTCATTAGGCTCATCAGGATTTGGTGGTCCATAACCATAATCTGCAAACGCATGGTTGCGGTTTTTCAGATTAACCGAAACATCCTGCGTAGCAATAGGGCATACGACACCAGATAAAAGACCTTCTTTCATGCTGCCATCCTAGCTTTTGGTGGCCTGCCCATACGCTTAACTTGAACTGGTGCAGTCATTGGAAGCACCTTGTTTTGAGCTTCAACCTTTACATCTTCACCCTTATCATCAACCAGGACATAACCACTATGACCACGCATAGAGTCAATATCGTGCTGGTAGGTAAAGGTCACGGTATTACCGCTTTGCAAACATCTAAAAGTTGCCATACTAGAACTCCAAAAAAAGAGGGGTTATTAGCCCCTCTTTAATTACACCGTCCGAACAACCACGCACCGAACTGTAGTGCTTGCCAAGTCCACAGTAGCGGTGCTTTCGTTTTGGAAACGAATAGAGACTGTATTTGCTGCTGAAACATAAGGCGTGATGGAGAGGCCAGAGACATCCACACCCATACTTACGCTCAACACAATGTCGCCCAGAGCCACACCTGGTACTGCAATGGTGTTAGTTTCACCAGCGCCATCTACCAAAGATGAAGCGTTTAGTGTTGCTGAAACTGACCATGTATCAGAAAAAAGTCCACGGAAACTATCGTTACCCCTGCGAGAGGTTACTGCCGTTGCTGCTGCCATATTAAATACTCCTAAAAGTTAAAAGCCCCCCCCTCGTTAGAGGGAGGGAATGCTATTAGGCCGGTACTGCCAAGGCAAAAGCAGCAGAAGCGTTAGACGCTGTGCTAGTTGCCGAGGTACGCAGTGCCTTAACACCATAGATGGTGTCAGCGGTGAACAACGTGCCAAGGTACTCTTGCTTGTACTGGGTCTGCGAACGGATGCCGGTCTGCTCAATCAGGACCATCGCATCG